ATGATGCAGAGCCGGGAGCCCGCGATGGTGCGGAATGGTGCTGCAGCGTCCCGCGCCGACACCGATGAACTGAAAACGATGATGCGTGATCCCCGCTATTGGCGAGACCGCGATCCCGCTTTCGTCCGACAAGTCACAGACGGTTTCAGCCGGCTCTATCCTGAAGACCGGGACTGATCCGCACCGTCTGTCGAGATCGCGGCGGGCGCCCACCAAGCGGCGCCCGGCGATGGCGGGCCTGCCGGGGAACCGGACGTTCCGATTCTGCCGGAGATACGGCGGCGGAACTACCGGCCCGGCGGGCCCTGCGGCAGAAGGCCGGCCGTTTCTGCGACTTTCGCGCGGAAACGGCAACCGGCGCTGGCTGTCTGTCATTCCCCTCAACATCACAAGGATTGACCAACAATGTCGGTCACTATCGACCAATCCTTCATCCGCCAGTTCGAGGCCGAGGTGCACGAGGCCTACCAGCGGATGGGTTCCAAGCTGCGCCAAACGGTGCGGTCCAAGTCCAACGTGCGCGGTATGTCTACGACCTTCCAAAGGGTTGGCCAGGGGCAGGCTTCGACGAAATCCCGCCACGGCCTGGTGCCTGTCATGTCGATCGATCACACCGCGATTGAATGCGTCCTCACGGATTATTATGCCGGCGACTGGATCGACAAGCTCGATGAAATGAAGATCAACATCGACGAACGCCACGTGATCGCCAACGCCGGTGCTTACGCTTTAGGGCGCAAGACCGACGAGTTGGTGATCGCCGGCCTCGACGCTTCGACGAACCATGCGGGCCTCGACACCGACGGCTTGACCAAGGACAAAATCCTGACCGCGTTCGAAATGATGGGCGCGGCCGATATTCCCGACGACGGACAACGCTTTGCGGCCGTCGGTTGGAAGCAGTGGGCTGAGCTGCTGGCGATTCCGGAGTTTGCCAATGCCGAGTATGTCGGGCCGGACGCTCTGCCCTGGCGGGACACGCAGGCCAAGCGCTGGCTGGGCACCACCTGGATTCCGCATTCCGGCCTGACGCTGTCCGGGACGAACGCCCGCCTGTGCCACTGGTATCACCGCACGGCAATCGGTCATGCCTCCGGGGAGGAAGTGCAAACGGACATCACCTGGCACGGCGATCGGGCTGCCTACTTCGTGGCCAACATGATGAGCCAGGGCGCGGTTTTGATCGATGGAGCGGGCGTCGTGACCATGCGCTGTTTCGAAGGCTAGATGGGGAACCGTTGAAAGGACGACGCCATGGCGTTCAGACGTGAAAACATGGGCGTGCTCGCTTACTGCAACGGCTTCACAATGTGGTACTACACCAGCCACGAGGATACACAGGCAGTCATCAAAGAAGACGGCTATTTCACGCCGTTCGCCGCGAACCTGGCGAAACCGGATCTGATCTTCTTCACGGACAGTCTGGGCCGGACCGGCTCCCGCCGGATCGATCAACTCTCTAGTGCCCTCGTTACAACGTGGACACCGTTATAGCGGACGTGCGGTAAGCGCGCGATTTCAACGACCTGACTCGAATGCGGCCCCGTCTCCATGCCCTGGAGCGGGGCCGTTCCTGCTTTCAAGGAGTTTCATTCATGGCTTTGAGCGCGATAGCGCTTTGTTCCCGGGCTCTGCTCAAGCTTGGAGCGCGCCCGATAGCCGGTTTTGACGAGGGGACGGCCGAGTCCGAAGTGGCCGCAAACCTGTTTCCCTCCATTCGGGACGCGCTGCTGTCGGCCCATGCTTGGTCGTTTGCCACGGCCCAGGTGCGTCTCCCGCTGCTGGAAGAGCCGCCGGTTGCAGACTTTGCCCACGCATTCCAACTGCCCGCCGATTTTCTGCGAGCCCTCTCAGCCGGCGCCGGCGCGCGGGGACGCGGGCTCACCTACCGGATCGCGGACAAGCGGCTGCTCGCGTCCGCGAACGAAGCCTACCTGACCTATGTTTTCCGGCCCCAGGAGACCGACTTTCCCCCTTTCTTCGATCAATTGCTGATCGCACGCCTGGCGGCGGAATTCTGCATTCCGGTGACGGAAAGCACGAGCCGGACCGAGATGCTCTACCGGGTCGCGGAGAGCGAGTTCCGGCGCGCCCGCCTGATCGATGCGCAGCAAGATACCCCGCTGGCGCTGAAGGATTTCCCGCTGATTGAGGCGCGCGGTCGATGACCAGCGTCAGCCTTCTCAAGACCAACTTCACGGCGGGAGAGATCTCGCCGTTACTGTATGGACGCGGGGACCTTCGCGCCTACGACAATGGTGCCGCAAAGCTCCGTAATGTCTTTATCCACCCGACCGGCGGGGTGTATCGGCGCCCCGGGCTCCGTTTCGTGACGGGCGCGAGGGGGCAAGGCCGGTTCGTCTCATTCGAGTTCAACACGGACCAAGTCTACCTGCTCGCCTTCAGCGACCTGACCCTGGATATCTACCGGGACGACATGCTGATCGCCACGGTCGCCACCCCGTGGACGGCTGCGCAATTGGCTCAGATCGCATGGACGCAGAGCGCGGATACGCTGCTGATCACCCATCCGGACGTGCCGCCTCAGCGCATCACCCGCACCGGGCCGGGCGCCTGGAGCGTCGAGCCGTGGGCCTTCGCGGTCAAGGATGGGGCCGAACATGTGCCCTTTTACAAGTTCGCTGCCGCTGCGGTGACGTTGACACCGAGTGCAACAACTGGGGTGATCACCCTCACCGCTTCAACCAGTGTGTTCGATGCAGGCTATGTGGGGCTGCGGCTGAGGATCGGCACCCAACAGGTGTTGGTGACTGGCTACGGGGCGCCGACGGAAGTGACGGCGGATGTCCTCCAAGCGCTTCCGGGTACGGAGCCGACCGAGGATTGGAGCGAGCCGGCCTTTTCCAGCCGCCGCGGTTGGCCAGCGACAGTAGCATTTCACCAGGACCGGCTGATTATCGGCGGTTCCCGCGACCTTCCGAACCGCCTGTGGATGTCCAAGTCGGGCGACTTGTTCAATTTCGATCAAGGGACAGGGCTGGACGACGAGGCGATCGAATTCCCGATCCTGTCCGACCAGGTCAATGCTATCCGGGCGCTGTTCTCGGGCCGCCATCTCCAGGTCTTTACCTCCGGTGCGGAATGGATGGTTGCTGGCGATCCGCTGACGCCGACCTCCGTCCAGTTGCGGCGGCAGACGCGCATCGGCTCCCCCGTTGGCCGGACGGTGCCGCCGAAGGACGTGGACGGTGCCACCCTGTTCGTCGGCCGGACGGGCAAGGAGCTTCGGGAGTTCCTGTTCTCCGATATCGAGCAAGCCTATCAGGCTGCAGACTTGGCGCTGCTGGCCGGACATTTTTTCTCCGCCCCGGTCACGCAGGACTTCGACCCGAAACGGCGATTGCTGCACCTAGTCCTTGAAGATGGCAGGCTCGCCACGCTGACCGTCTATCGGAACGAGCAGGTCACGGCATGGACTCTGCAGGTAACCGAGGGAGTGTTCCGAGACCTCGCTGTTGTCGGCGACGTGACCTACGCGCTCATCGAGCGCCAGCATGGCCTGTTCATCGAAGCCTTCGACGAGGCTTATGGCGTCGATAGCGGCGTAACCGCCTCAACCTTCGTACCGGAGACCTTCGCCGCTGGCCTCAATCATCTGGAAGGACAGGAAGTGGCCATTGTGGCAGACGGCACGCTCCGTCAGCCGCAAACGGTCGAAGGAGGTCAGGTCCCGGTCGGCGTGGCGGCGCTGCAGTCGGTTGTTGGCCTGCCGTTCCGCCACGTGATTGAAGCCCTGCCGGTCGCCGCAAGATTGCCTCGCGGGCCGGCGCAAGGGACGGCGTATCGGGTTATCGAGGCCACGTTTCGGCTGCACGAGACCGGCGCCTTGGTGTGCGACCTCGGCAATGGCCTCAACGCCGTTCCGTTCCGCCAGCTCGGCGGAGAAGGAGGCTTCGGAAGCCCCCCGCCACGCTTTTCCGGCGACAAGACCATCAGGGCGCTGGGCTGGCGCCGGACCGGCATCGATGCGCCGTGGCGTGTCGATCAGGACGAGCCGCTGCCCTGCACGCTCCTCTCCGTCACCACTCAGATAAAGGTAGCAAGCTAATGGGAGCAATCACTCCGATCGTGCTCACCGGTGCATCGCTGGGGCTGGATTTGCTGGAGAACGCAAGTCAGACCCGCGATGCCGAACGGCGGGCAGCTCAATCTTCCACGGCCGCACGGGCGGAAGCCGACTTGCGGCTGGCGAAGCTTCAGGCTGACCAGGCGGAGGAGACCGCCGAACGGCAATCGGCGCTGCGCCGCACTCAGGCGCGGACGCGCGCCCTGCTGGCTTCGCGTGGTATCGGCGGCTCTGGCGGCGCCGTTTTGCAAGGACTCGCGGCGGAAGCCGCGCGGGAAGAAGCAGTGGCCGCTACCGACGCGGACCTGCGCCGGCGCAGCATTCAACTGGGGGTCGATACCGTTCAGCAGCGCAATCTGCTGGCCGTGGGCGAAGCCCGCCGCCGCGCGCAATTCGACCTGCTGCGTTCCGGACTGTCCGGCGCGTCGTCCGTCGGTTCCCGCTTGGCCTAAAGGAGGGATTCCCGATGGCTCAATCCCAACACATCAAGATCGAACCGCAAACACCGCGGATTCAATATTCCGCGGACGGCGAACAGACATTCTTTGTGTTTGGCTTTCCGTTGTTTGACGCCGCCAATCTGCAGGTTTTCGTCGATGAGGTGCTGCAGGTCGGCAACTACACCGTCGTGGGGGTTGGCAGCAGTCATGGCGGATCGATCGATTTCGTCACGCCGCCGCCGGCAGGCGCCAGGATCACCCTTCGCCGGATGCTGCCGGTCCAGCGTGTTACCGACTTTCAGGAGGGTGGCGACTTCCGAGCGGATACGCTGAACCACGAACTCGACTACCAGGCGGCCGCCTTGCAGCAAGTACAGGCGGATATGGAACGGGGCATTCGGCTGTCTCCGACCGATGGCGACACATCGACGACCCTACCGGTCAAGCTGGAGCGCGCTGGCAAGGTGCTGGCCTTCGATGCAGAAGGCCAGCCCGTTGCGCTGCCACCGACCGCAAACCTGCCCGATGACGCGAGCGACCGCTTCGTGACCGGAGCCGGTCAGGTCACGCCGCGCACGCTTGCCGACCGCTTTGCCGCCATTCCCACCGTTCTCGACCAGGGGGCAACGGGGGACGGCGGCTCGGATGACGGCGCCGTGTTGACCGCGTTGACGAAGCCGCATGCGCTCCCGGCGGGTAGTTATGCCATTAGCGCGGACAGTTTGCCGGCTGTGCGTCCCTACTACCTCTCTGGCGCGGGGGAACTGGTCGATCCGAACGCCACGGAGACTCCACTGCGCGCCCGCCAGAAGCTGCTCAATGACCGGGGGTTCGGGTATGCCATCGGCATGCTGGCGAGCATGCTGACGGATCTGGCAGGGACGCAGCCCGATCTCGGGACCCTGAACGCCGCATTTGCCTTGGGCAGTGCCAAGATTGTGGTAATTGGCGACAGCATTGCCGAAGCCGTCTCGGATGTGGAGGAGGAAAACAGTTGGGCGGCTCTGTTCCGGCAGGCGCTGGAACGGGCCTTTCCGGCCATTGATTTTACGGTGGTCAACCTCTCGCTCGGCTCGCGGCACGCCCAGCACTTGGCCGACGCCAACTATCTCGCCTTGGCGAGCGAGCCGGCGGACAAAGATCTCGGCTTCCACCGCTCTCCGGCGACTGCGTTTCCGCGCGAAAGCTGGGCAGCCGGCTCAACGGAGGGAAAAGCATGGCGGGATCATGTGAAGGACGAAGCGCCGGACCTGTTGGTATGGGCGCTGGGGATGAACAACTTCCACCTGTCCGGCCAGGAATTCTATGCGGCGGTAACCGGCTTTCTCGATTACGCCAATAGCTGGACAAAAGCCCCCTCGGTGGCGCTGGCTACGACCTTTCTGCCTACCCGCCTTGATCCCACCTATCGCGACCGCCAGGCAGCGCACGACGGGCACTATCGTATTCTCCGGGATTTGGCTGTCATCCGGCGCCTTGGCCTGATTGATGCCAACCAGGTGTA